CATTTATGTTGCCCGGTGGTCAGCCTGCAACAGAACAAACTAGCGGCCCGGTTCCAAAAGAACTAAAAGGTAAAAAACTTCCAGTTGGCGAATACAACAAAAAAATAACAAAAATACAAACAAATAATCCTGTAAAATATAAAAGACCTGTTAATGAAGATTTTATTACTCAGTTGCAAGAACAAGGATTAGTTGAAGACGATATTAGAGGTATAACAACTTCAAGTGCGCAACGTGAGTTTCCTAGTGCAGTACTTGGAATTAGTAGCCCAGGTCCAGTTGATAAACGTGGCGGTTCGCCGCAAGGTAGAATAGGTTTAAAAGAAAGTCAAGCAACTGTACATGTAAACCGTTTAGGCAGTAGTAGTTTTGTTATTGATGACGGCGACGACAAACTTATACGAGAAGGATCCCCTGAAGATACTCCTTACAAATACATAAACAAAGAAGCAAGCGAAGCTGGCGGCGATGTTACACGCCCTGCAAACGAAATGATACGTTTTAGAACACGTACTGGTGCCCAAATAATGATTAATACCAGTGAAGATCTAATTTATATTAATAATAGCAGAGGAACAGCTTGGATTGAAATGACCAGCAATGGTAAACTTGACGTTTATGCAAAAGATAGTATTAGTTTTCACACAGAAACAGATTTTAACTTTGTAGCAGACAGAGATATTAACTTTGAGGCTGGTAGAAACATTAACATGATTGTAAATGGTAGTATATACCAAAGTGCAGCAGTTAACTTAGAAATAAAAGTAGGTGCTAACGGCAATATTTCGGCCGGCGGAGAGATCAATGCCAAAAGTGGCGGTGCCTTTAAAAATACTGCCGGAGGAGACTTTTCGATCGGTGCAGCAAACACAACAATCTCCGGTGGTGATATCAATCTCAACGGCCCAGCAGCAGAAGCAGCAGCAGATGCAGTTAAAGCAAAGTTTCCACAACGAGTTCCGCAGCACGAACCTTGGCAAGGCCACGAAAACTGGAACCCGCTTGAAACAGCACCTGATAAAACAGAAGCAGTAGATACTGAAAGCCAAGATATACATATGGACGAAAGACCAGTACACACTGACAGAACTCCTATAAACGATCTATAATAAATACTACTAGGAGGGCAGTATGGTAGCATTTGCAATAAACAATTCGCAGTTGGTTCAGCCTATTGTTAGAGAATCGATATCTCGAGGAGTACAAGGAATAAACCAAGCATTAGCTAATGCACCGTTACCTACAGTAGCATTAGTTGGCGGCATAGCAGGCGGAATACAATCTGGTAATATTGAAGGTGCGCTTCAAGGCGCAGCTGGCGCAGTATTTGGATCAATTTCTGGACAACTAGCAGGCGCAGCTGGCGCACTACAAGGTATTTCAAACCCAGCTGCCTTTGTTGAAAACTTAGGATTTGTTAGTCCTGCTACTCTTGCAGCAGGCAATATTCCTGCTGTTGCTGGTGTAAGAGTACCTGGTGGAAACTTTGGTGCTCCTGCTGGTAGTTCTTCTGTTACTAATACTTACGCAGGCGGAACAAACGCAACTAATCCAGCAGAAGTTAGAACAGAAATACAAGATGCAACTACTAACACAGTTGATTATATAAAAGATAGTTTCCTACAAGGATTACAAGGCGGATTAAGCAGTATAGCAGGATCAGCACTTGGTGGTATACTTGGAAAACTTTCTGGTGTAATGTCAAACTTGTTATCAAGTACAGGATTATCAGGTGCATTAGGAAGTGCTTTAGGCGCTATTGACGGCGCTATTGGAAATGCACTTGGAGCAGTATCAGGTGCATTAGGAGACATGGCAGGAAAACTAGCAGGAGGATTAGGAGCAGCTATTTCTGGCATCCCAGGAGTAGGTCCAGTGTTTGATCAGTTTAGTCGAGGAGTAGGAGATTTTACAAAAAATCTTACAGGAGCGTTAAACGGCTTACCGCCTGATCTGCAAAAAGTATTAGGAGGCGCTGCTGCACGAGTAGGAGCTAATCTAGCTGGAAAAATATTTAACAAACCAAGAATTACTAATAAAGCAGGCAAACAAATTGCTAAAGATATTATATTCAACGAAAATCCAGTNGGNCAACTTAATAACATGGCAAATTTAGCCAAGCAAATAGATAGGAAAACATTTAAAACAACAAACGATCCTACATTTGCAAAAATGGCAACTGCTTGTAAAAAGTGTGCTAAAACGTTTGGAACTAAACTTGTTAAAAAGAACAACGGCTATGGAATAAGTATTGAAGAAAAAGCAAAAGAAGACACAATACTAGGTATTGTAGTAGACGGACAAGTATTTAAAATAGGATCATACGACTTTGATAGAATAGTAGAGTTAAATCCTAGTAACAGGTCAACTGAATTATTAAAATTGCCCGCTGAAAGTCAAGCCGCATTTAACTATATGACAGCAGGATAAATACGTTATGGCCACAAATGAAAAACCTTTATACAAAAATGTAACAGTATCAAATGATATCACTAATCCTCCTGTAGTTTCTAAACAGTACAGAGGAGTTAGTACAGTAGCTAATCCTAAAGGATTTAACTTATACGATATTAGTATAATCAAACAAGATATTATAAATCATTTTCATATACGTCAGGGCGAAAAACTTGAAAATCCAGAGTTTGGAACTATCATATGGGATATATTATTTGAGCCGTTTACTGATGATCTAAAACAACTTATTATCGAAGACGTAACTGAAATAGTCAACTATGATCCAAGGGTTAGTGTTGATAGTGTTATTGTTGACAGTTACGAAAGCGGCATACAAATTGATTGTTCTCTGACTTATATTCCTTACAGCATCAGTGAAAGTATGCGTATAAAGTTTGACCAAGACAACGGATTAATTTAAAGTACGCAGTTTTTTACTTCAGGTAAATATACTATAAAGTGAGGAACAGCGAATGTCAACGACAGACAGGCAAAATAGACTTCTATTAGCAGAAGACTGGAAGACAATATATCAAAGTTTTAGATATGCAGATTTCCAAAGTTACGACTTTGATAATCTTCGTAGAACTATGATTACATATATCCGTGAGAACTATCCAGAAGATTTTAATGATTACATTGAATCAAGTGAGTATCTTGCACTTATTGATCTTATTGCATTTTTAGGACAAAACCTCGCTTTCCGTACAGACTTAAATGCTAGAGAAAANTTTATTGAAACNGCTGANCGTNGAGAGAGTATTCTCCGTTTAGCAAGACTTATTAGTTATAATGCAAATAGAAATATTCCAGCAAACGGGTTACTAAAAATTGAAAGTGTCAGTACCACTGAAGATGTAATAGATGCAAATAACAACAACCTGTCCAATCAGTCTATTATATGGAATGATCCTACTAACTCGGATTGGTACGAACAGTTTGTTAAGATCTTAAATGCATCATTGCCTGCAAATGCAACATTTGGTCGTCCTATTAAAAAAGCTATTGTAAATGGTGTAACAACTGAGCAATATAGATTTAGCGCAAACAATACAGGGTTGCCTATATATAGTTTTACAAAAAGTATAGACGATACATCTCGCAAGTTTGAGATTGTTAGTACTAATATAGATACAGACACTACAACAATATACGAAGAAGAACCTTTTCCAGGAAACAAACTAGCATTTTTATATAGAGATAACGGTCAAGGCGCAGGAAGTTCAAACAGTGGATTTTTTATGCACTTTAGACAAGGTAGTCTACAAGAGAATACATTTTCTATATTAAATCCTGTTCCAAATACAACTGTTAATATTGACAGTGACAATATCAACAACAATGATGTATGGCTCTACAAGTTAGATAGTAACGGAAATGAAGAAGCGTTATGGCAAAAAGTTGAAAGCACAGAAGGTAACAATATTGTTTACAATAGTGTCACCAAGGGCATCCGTGATTTGTACAGTGTGCTAAGTCGTGTTAGTGATAGAATAAGTCTTGTGTTTAGTGATGGAACTTTTGGAACATTGCCAAAGGGCGATTTTAAAGTTTATTACAGAACATCGGCAAACGCACAGTTTACTATAAATCCAGCTGATATGACAGGAATACAAATACAAGTTCCTTATATAAGCAAAAATAATTCAGCAGAAACACTTAACATTGTTTTAGAACTGCAATCAGTTGTTTCAAATGCAGACGAATCAGAATCAAATGAAAGCATTCAAACAAATGCACCTAGTACATATTACACACAAAATCGTTTGATCACAGGCGAAGATTATAATATTGGACCNCTAGGAGTAAGTCAGCAGATTATTAAAACAAAGAGTATTAATAGAACAAGTAGCGGCATTAGTAGATATTATGATTTAAGAGATGCAACTGGAAAATATAGTAATACACTAATGTTTGGCGACGACGGAAGTATTTTTACAGAAGATCTAAAAAATAAGTTTAGTTTTAACTTTGTTTCAAAAACAGACATCGAAGCAGTTATTAATAATCAAGTATTAGCAATAATAAAAAATACACAAACTAAAAACTTCTATTATAAAAACTTTAGTAGAAATACAAGTATTGCTGATTTAAACTATACATGGAACGCTACAACAAATGAAACAAATCAAAGCAGTGGATTGTTTCAAGATCAGTTTTCTATACCAGTTGCAGTATCAAGTTTTACAGCTACCACAATGAAGTTTGTTGCTGCTGGCAGTTTAGTTAAGTTTACTCCTCCAGCTGGATATCATTATGATAAAAACAATAAACTAGTAGTAGGCGAAGTATCTGCACTAGGCGACAAAGAATATATATGGACTAAAATTATAAGTGTATATGAAAATGGAACAATCGGTAATATNGATAGTACATTNGGTCCGATTATATTAAACGATGAAGTTCCTAGCAATAGTAAACTTTCAGAAATTATTCCAGTATTAAACAATACCATTGTAAATGATACATTGTCACAGATGGTTGATCAAGTGTTTGCATTTAAAACATTTGGTCTGCGTTATGATGTAGAAACAACCAACTGGAAAGTTATTACAAATAGCAACCTTGATACAACTAGTGCATTTGATACAGGAAAAACAGGTGATGCTACAGGCACAAATCAAGATGCTAGTTGGCTTTTCCTATTTGAAACAGATGGTGAAAAATACACAGTAACTAGTCGTGCTGTAAGATATGTATTTGAAAGCGATAAGCAAATACGTTTTTACTTTGATGGCAACGATCGTATATACGATAGTAAAGTTGGCAAGATTGTTACTGATAGTATTAGTATTTTAAGTAACAACAATAAGCCTGATGTATTAACACCTTTTAACCAAGATTGGAAATGGCAAGTTGTTAAAGAATATCGTAGTGCAGATGGGTATGTTGATAGTAAAAAACTAGAAATAGGATTTACAGACAGCGATGCTGATGGAGTTATTGACGATCCTGATTTGTTTACAAATATTGTTGCTCCTTCATATTTGCCAGATACAAAGTATATATTTTCTAAAAAGTTTGAAAAAAATGATGTTGAGACATACGAATATGTTAGTGCAGCAGCAGAAAAAATTGTAGTAAAACAAAACGAAGCAGCAATTGGAGCATATAGTTCATACGATGCTGCAACAATATTCTATATTAGTAGTACTAATGTATTTAAAAAGTTTAACTCGTTACAAACAGGACTAGAATTATGCATTGATTACAAAGCATACAAAGGCAGAGATAATATTAGATTTGACTATAGACATGCTGCTGCTGAAAATCGTCGTATAGATCCAAGCAGTAGTAACATTATTGACTTGTATATTTTAACAAAATCTTATGATGTTGAATATAGAAAATATCTAAGAGGCGAAACTACAACAAAGCCATTACCACCTAGCAGCGATTCGTTGTTTTTAGATTTTGGCAAGGATATTAAAAAGATTAAATCAATAAGCGATGAAGTAATATATCATCCTGTAAAATATAAATCTTTATTTGGTTCTGAGAGTGATACTGACGTGCAAGCAACATTTAAAATAGTAAAAAATGCAAATCGTGTTGTAAACGACAATGATATAAAATCAAGAGTTGTTGATAGTATTAACGAGTTTTTTGCATTAGAAAACTGGGACTTTGGAGAAACGTTTTATTTTAGTGAGTTAGCCGCTTATATTATGAAGCAAGTTGCACCTGATATAAGTAGTATTGTTCTAGTACCAAAAAGCGAAACACAATCGTTTGGTAGTATGTATGAACTAAAAAGTGAAAATGATGAAATATTGATTAGTAGTGCAAGTGTTAGTGATATTGAAGTTATTGATAGTATTACTGCATCAAGACTTAAAGCAACTGCAAATGTTATTACAAGTAACGAAGTGTTAAACACAGGTGTTCAAAGTACAACAACTTCGACAACTACCATTACTGAAGGAAATAATTACTAATGGCATACAATGACGATCAAAATGAATATCCTGTACCAGGAAGTTCTGACGCAAAAAGAACTTCAGCTTCGTTACTTCCACGATACTTTAGAACTAATACAAATAAAAAGTTTTTAGGTAGTACAGTTGATCAGTTAACTAATCCAGGTGTTGTTGAAAAGATTAATGGATTTGTCGGAAGTAGAACTGCCAAGGCAGTTACTATTAACGATAGCTATATTAGTGATATTAATGCCAACAGAGAAAACTATCAGTTAGAGCCATATGCTATTGTTGAAGACAATCTTGGAAATGTAGAGTTTGATGCAGACTATTTAGATATACTAGGACAAATAACTGCATTTGGCGGCAATATCAAAAACCATGATAAACTTTTTGCCCAAGAGTTTTATGCTTGGAACCCACATATTGATTTTGATAAGTTTACTAACTTTAGAGAATATTATTGGTTACCAAATGGTCCACAAGAAGTTCCTATAAGAGGACAGGGTAGAGAAGTAGTTAGTACATTTACTATTGAAACAGTAGTTGATGACGATAATACAGCTTATGTATTTTCGCCTGACGGAGTAACACGTAATAAAAGCATACGATTGTTTAGAGGTCAAACATATAGATTTGAAGTTAATGTTCCAGGCCATCCTATTAGTTTTGCAACTGCTAGGCAGAAAAAAGTCGAATATTCAAAAGACAGTACATTAGTTAGTACATTGTATCAAGAAGGTGTTACATTAACTCATGAAAATGTTGATGATACGTTAGTTAATCCACAAGACTATTTAGAAGAAGGATTTATCGAAACCGGCACTATTGAATTTACAGTGCCTGGAGATGCTCCTGATAACCTTTATTATGTTAGTCAAAGTGATATTGATAACAGTGGAGTATTTAATGTATTTGATATTGAAG